CATTAAAGGGGTGTTTGTTGGCATATTAAACTCCGAAACCCATATAATTAAACGCCATTTGCCCAAACAATGGGTTGGCTGGCAAGGCTATCAAGTGAGACTTGCTCGAAAATATGAAGCGTTTCACTACTTGCTTGGGCGACCTGCTGTGCGCTTGACTTCCACAAGCTCTTTGCGCAACCGCTCGATTTCTTCAACAAACTCGTCTTTGGCTTTGGCGATATGCAGCACCAAATATTCATGGGGATTTTTCTTGGTTTTTGGGTTCATGCGGTCTCCTTTTCTTTACGCTTATTTTTTACCACAGATAAACACGGATAAACGCGGATGCTGATGTGTTATATCTGTGTTAATCGGTGTTCATCCGTGGCTAAATATTATAAAATTTCCATTAGTGTGAGTTTGATCGTTTGGTTCTTCCAGCTTGTGATGTCTTTGCGAACGACCACCATATCTAAGGTCAAGGGATCGGATGCAGGTAATAAACTTGATGATAATTGCACCCTGTCTCCACCTTCTAAGCGTAAATGCTTGATGCTTGCAGATAGAGATATAATGCGGCGTGCGGTTCTTTTTCGAGCTGTTAGGTTCCTAGCAATCATATCTAAAGTAGCTTGTGGCATTGACCATTTATCATACCCGACTTCCTGCTGTGTGACATGGTGTGAAGCGATGCTATTGGCATCGGCGTATGCGGTAGCTGATTGATAATTGACACCATCCCACTGTGAAAAAATAAGGCACTCGTTTACCATTTCTTTCCAGCCACGACGGTAACTGAATGAACCCATGGCTATATCATTATCTGAAATGGATGGAATGATGCCAGTTGATGATCCAAGGGTTGCTTCAGGAATAAGCGCAATGCCATAGCTGCTTTCAATCCACTGGCATTCAAGCAACCAAGCAAGCTCGCCCAGCAAACCCAATGCTTTTTCTGGCTTAACTATGGATCGGGATCCTGTATATCCCATGCGAGAAGCCTTTAAATCAACAAAAGATTGCATATTTATTCGCGTATCAGGGATATTGATTTCATTGCGCAATATATCCAAAGCTATATCAACCAGATGCCATTCTAAACCAGCATTGGTTGCCGCAGAATAAATCTTAGGAAACGTGATTTGTTGCCAATCTGTTGCGGATACTGTCGGTGCGATATTGATATGATTAGTGAGTGATTTATAGGTGAAAAACTTGTATGTGACGTAATCGCCAGTAGCATAGTATTGAGCTTTATCCCATCCCTTAAAGCTGTCTTTTTTGGGAATAGTCACATCAGCCAAGCGGATGTTATCTGCCATCATCAAAGTGATCGTCTTGGTATCATAACGAATATCTTCAACCGAACCCTTAAACACTTCAATGCGATCAGGGTGTTGTGAAAAACCAAGGGATATAGTGACAGGATTGCCCACAATATTATTATCAAGCAAGGGCAAGCTTCGTGATTCATAAGCGACTTGTGCATTAATCCTGCCTTGAAACACGCTATTCGCTTTGTTGGTCAATTGGGATGCTAATGAACCAATATTGTGCAACACAGGTGCACTGTCAGACGCGGCAACTGGCATATTGCTTAATACCATAGGTTTACCAAAAAACATCAATTTAATTGCATCTAAAATGGGCGCAACATCCAATGATGCATTGGCAGTTAGCTGTATGTGAAACCGCCAATACCTCGACGGAGGAACTGTCATACCTGATGTGATTGCGGCTATTTTTGTCCACCCTACCACGCTACTCGATGTGAATAGCGCAGCATCAGCAGTATAATAAGCATCAATGACTAAAGGATAGCTTGCGCTGTCTACAGCAGTGATTTCAATCGTGCCTTGCTGTGTTGGTACAGAACCAGCATCAAGCGAACGATAAGCCGATCCTGTTGCTTGATAGCCACCTCTTCCACCAATATGAAACCCTACTCCTGCGGCATCTGTGTTGATGTCCCATATGCCATTGGCGATGATGGTTCTTGAAACGGTTAATGTTTGCGCATAAATAATAGCTGGAGCATAAGCCGCAGGGCCTGCCAGCAAAGTCTTATCAGGGGGCACTGCTGATACTTTGAGTTTATACCCCGCTCCATTGACGATTTTTGCCGATAATCCAGTCACTGTTTTTGATGTTACTTTGGACACTATGGATGATACGTTTATTTCCATTGATACAACATTGTCTAACGCATCAAGAATGCTTATTTTTAATTTTCCAGTGGCTGCGTTTCCTGACATGCTTAATCCGATGGATATTTCATCAATAACGCCCGTCAATCTTGCAGTAAAAGGGATGATTATGTCTAATCCTGTTTTCTTCACTGTTCTGTAGAATCCAGGTGTTGGGGCAATAGAAATCCCATCAAGGGAAATAATATCATACGTGGCTTTTGCAATGACACTAATTTCATACGTCACGCTGGAAGACAATGGGAAAGGAGCTGTAGCCGTTTGCGCTGCATGATATGAGCCTGCTGCTAAAGTGAGCTGCCCAGCTTGCCTTGCCGCATCGACATTCACATCGCTCACCGCCGCCACATCGTTCAATCCTAGCATTTGCGATTGACTGCTTAATGATGCAATGCCTGATGTGTTTAGTGGCAATGAAACATCAATCACAGGTGTTAAACCGTTGCTATTGGATAGAATGGCTTGCATGGATGGTGAAACAGTAATCACAGCAAGACCTCCTCTAGTTTTAATTGGAAATTGCGGAAATAGGCTTGTTTAAACGGCATGGGCGCAGTGGGTGCAATATGTTTCATAAACACAGGTTGCGGCGTGCCATAGGGATTATAAATCCACCAAAATGGTGCCATTTGCTCCAGTACCGTTTCTCGAAAGGTTTCGATAAAATACGCCAGTGACGGATCAATAAACTGCCAGCTTGGCGTTAAGTTTTGTTTGATATGATGGACGTAATCGTATCTTGCGCCCGACACCGCATGAAAACTGGTGATATTCACATGGTCGGCGGTGGGGTCAAAACCATATTCGGGTGCAGGCATTTGCAAGATGCCGCCATAAAATAATTCAGGGATAAATATTGGCTGATTGGCTTGTAGCCCATCAATGCGAAACGTCACGGTTTGCGTGGTATGCGCTGTATTGAACGGCATCAATACGGACATATTGCTTGGTTCAAGCAGAGCTCTTGTTTCCACGCCATTGATGGTGATGCTGCCGCCTGTCCAATGCTGGTTGGCTGGATTATGCCGAGAGCCACCGACAATCAGGCAGGTTGCCGCATCCACGCCTGCAAACGGTTCGCGACCAAACGGCAGTGAAGAAAAGCCTGTATTGGTTTGCGCGAGGGAAATATTGGCTTGAAAGACACCATTCGCATCGGCTGTAGGCACGGCAATGGATGACATCATACCATTGAACGCATTGGCAAACGGCATGGATGGATTTTCAGCCCCTGCGACAATGGTGTATGTCGCGCCTTCAAACAGGTTCTTCCATGCGATGATGGGGAGCGTTGTATCAAATAGCATGATGGTTGCCTGTTTCAATATGCGTAGGGGTAACCCTTGTGGTTACCTTCAATGTACAACGGGTAGCCTTGTGGGTATCCGTTTCAATATGGGCAGGCACAAGACCTGCCCCTACGTGAACTCGCTGGAATAGCATTATGCCACCATGGCGTTGCCAACGCCGTTGTTCATGGACTGATTGATAAATGGCATCATGGTATCGGTGATGCGCTGCAAGGCATTTGGATCCACAAAGCCTGTATCACTTTTCACGGTGATATGGATTTGCGTCGGCTGCCTTTGCTGTAAACCTTGGCTATTTTGAGCTTGTGGTAAGCCTGTGGTTTGATTCATGGGTAAGATGCCAGAGCTTTGACCTGCGCCGCCGCCTGCCGACATAGTGGGCGATGCCACACCACCAGTTGCGCCACCGCCGAACTTGGTGGATGCAATTTTGGCGACATTCATCGCCCCTGCTGCGGCAATGCCAGCGCCCAAGGCTGCACCAACGGGCCATCCATAATCTTTCCAAGCTTTCATAACTGCCACAATCGTGCTGACTGTTGCATCAGCAATCGCCGCAGCTTTGCCAATTTCAAACGCTTTTTTGTTATGCGAAGCCATCAAGCCACTGACCATCTTCAAGCCACCGCGCACAAAGGCTGTTTTTTGGTCACTGGTGGCTTTGGTAAACGAAACATCGCGTTTGCCTGATTGCTCATTTTTCGTTGAAATCATATCAAGGTAGCTTGTTGTATTGCTTAAAAGACTGTCCAAATGTACTTGCTGATTGTCACGCGCCAATTGCTGAAACTGCCCTTTTAAGTCGGTTGCTGCTTGTTCACCTGTGGCAATCAAAGCGTTTCTTGCATCAATTTCTTGTTGTTTGATAGCCAAGGCTTTGTCTGTCTTGGCTTGTTCAATCGCGCCCAATTTGTCGGCGACTTTTTGCGCCGCTGAAATGCGTTGCTCATCAAAATAGGCACGGACGTTGGCAGCATTGCCACCTTGCGCTTCAATCGCTGCAACAGTTCTATCTTCTTCTTGTTTGAGCAGTTTCTGTTTGACGCTTAGCGAAGCCATAAGCTGTTCTTTCACGCTGCCAAAGGCTGCTTTGCCCATAGCATCCAAACGTGCGAACTTGGCACTGTGAATATCAATGATTTTTTTAGCTTCTTCTTGTGCAGAAGCAACGACCTTGGATGATGCTGGGTTTAATGGATTAAGACCACCGCCTGTGCCTGCTTTACTTCCTATTTTTGGTTTCTTTGGCTTGCCTGCATCAGCAAACTCAGACGCATAAAAGGCATTGTTGGCTTTGATGTTTTTGTCACGTTCGCCATTGATTCGTTTTTCAGCTGCAGCAAGTGTTTCAATCTTGCCAATAGAGCTTTGCAAGCCCTTGGCATATTCGCGCATACTGGCGGCTTTATCGCCCATACCTGGTATTTTATCGACCATATTGGCGATATAAGTCACGATATTGGCAAACCCGCTTTTATAATTGGCTATCATCAAATCAAATTGAATACCTGATTTAACCCAAGCCAGTGTCATGCCTGCTTTGATATTCTCCCAAACTTGGGATAAACCGCCTGCCATAGCAATGCCTGCTTGTTTCACAATGCCAAATTGATCAGATAAATAACGCCCGATTTCCCAGCCTGCCCATGCAGCCATGAGTAGATTGCTTGCCACAGCGAATTTTCCCAAACCTGCCAATGATTCGCGCGTGCCCCTGCGGCTTAATCCTATTCGACTTGCGAGGGTTCGATTGCTTGCAGCACTGGCAACGGCTAAAGCGCGTTCAGCGGCGGCAAGTTGTGCCACTGCTGCTGTATTGGCACGAACCATCAACACGCGGCGTTCTGTAGCAACCACTGCTGCCCTTGCAGATGTGACTGCGGCTTGCGCTTCGGCAATGACTGCGGCTTGTTCTGCGCGTGTGGCTGCGATACTGGCAAGTTTGGCAGTGATTAACTTGCTGACATACGCTGCGGCAAGAATCTTGATGCCTGTCACTCCTGCCGCAACCATGGCTTTCAAGTTATCTGCTACAAACAAAATGCTATTGGCTAAACCATTGGATGCGCCGCTTGTGGTCGTAAAATCACCCCATATTTGCATCATACTGTTATGCACTTGCAAGCTTGCCCCTGCAATAGTTGGCGGAATGCGATTGAACTCTTCATTGACCGTTGCGGCTTCTTTTTGCAATGCGCGAATCACCACTTCCGAGGTTAAACCGCCTTGTGCCGCAACCTTGCGCAAATCACCAAAGGCAATGCCAGCACCATCGGCGACCATGCGAGCAATGCGTGGCGTTTGTTCAAGGATTGAGTTTAATTCTTCACCGCGCAAGGTGCCTGATGCCAAACCTTGTCCAAGTTGAACCAGTGCCGCTTCTGCGCTGATAGATGATGCACCTGATACCCGAATGGCTTTATTGACGGCATCGGTCACGGTTAAAAGCGTGCTTTGTTTTAAGTGTAAATCTTGGGTGGCACGGCTCATGGATGAATACAAATCCACCGTTGAGCTAAAATCACCGTATGAATTGCGTGTAATCTTCACCAGCTCGCTGTAGGCGGTGGTGTATTCTTTTTGTGAGTTGGTGGCTAAATGAAGGCGTGCCGTGGTATTGGAATAAGCGTCCGATAAATCGAACAAGCTTTGAATGCCTGAGCTTACTTGTGTGAATGCAAATGCCGTGCCCACCATCGTTTGCATGCGTCCAAGCTGACGCGATATAGATTCGATGCCTTGCCGTGTTCTTGAAAAAGCTTGATTGGCGCGGCGGCTGGATGTTTCGACATCATTAGCAAAACCGCCAACGCTGCGTGAAGCGCCATTAAGTTGCCCACGCAACTGCCCTGTATTGGCATCAAGCGTTAAGGATAGACGCATATTACTACTCACGTTATGATCCCCCCATGCGTATTCAAGGAATGGTTATCGTGAGCTTTTTGGCAATGGTTGTTGCTGGCATGGCGCATGACACCGTTTTTTTCTATATCTGCGTTGCCGCGCTTGCCATATCTTTTAGCATGATGGTATGGCAAATGATTGTCTTCATTTTTTCGCGCTAACACTTAACACCTCCACTTCCATCATTCTCACACGTTCAAAACAATCTTGTTTATCGGCAATGACATACACATCGAGCAACATCTTAATAGCTGAATAATCCAACCCTATGCGATGGCTTTCATACCAACGCCATTGGGTCGATGCGGCGCAAAAAACAGTTATCGCATCCCAATTTTCTTGCACGATGGGGAAAGATTGGTTTTTAAGCTGCGTCTCACCCAACATGGCTGCATCATCATCATCAAAGGTCGCCGCGCCGCCATTGAGCCAGTGGCGTGCGGCTTCTTTTAGTTTTTTCTTGCGACTTCCTTCAGGGATTCACCCCAAGCTTCGACAATGGATGGGCGCACTGGATAAATATCACACACCATGCGGACGTTGTGATCATTGAACGCTACATCTTCACCTTCGGAATCTTTGATGCCTTCCCAGCCTGCAAGGATTTCTGCAATCCATTGTTCATCGCTGACAGATTCATCGCCAATTTGAGCGAATAAGCGGTCAATATCACTTTGTGGCAAGCGATTGAATAAGGCTGTGAAACTCATTTTTGATGTCTTGCCCTTTTCATTGAGCATGGTGACATTGACTGGATATTTGTAGGTTTTGGATACATCGATTTTGAACATAGTGTTGATTCCTTTGAATTGTTTTATGATGTAGGGGCGACCCTGCGTGGTTTCTCGTTTCAACAAGGGCAGGTACAAGACCTGCCCCTACATGGTTGCCCGTTTCAACAAGGGCAGGCACAAGACCTGCCCCTACGTGGTTGCCCGTTGTAACAAGGGGTTTTGTTAACGAACGGTCAACGTCACATCATCATTGCCAAGCGATGGCAAGACTTTCAATGGTGCAGAAACAAACGACACACCATTGTTTTCAGACAAGGTGATTTTGCCGATTTGAACATTCGGCGCAGTCATCGAAACAATATTGCCAGCCACCTTGCCATGCGTGATATTCATCGCGCCCTTAGCGCCATTGATGGCAGCATTCCAGTAATCAAAGGTCGCAACCGCAGGTTCTTCAACAACCACCGTGCCTGTGATATTGCGATTGACGATTTGAACATTGCCTGCCTGATTGATGAGATTGCGGTATTGAACATCGTTGCCGCCTGCCAAATCAAGGGCTTGCATTGAAGCGGTGTAGCCGTGTAAATTAAAGGTGGGGATATGCGCTGCATCGACGGGAATGGGCGTAACCATTGGTAAACTTGCCGCAGGCAACACAATATCACTGACGGGGCGATAATTGCCTTGCAGTTTAAAGTGCAACAATGCTTCACCAGGTGACGCGAGTTTATACGACCATTCACCACGACAACCCGTAATAACATGCCGTACGCCATCGCGAAAGCAATAAAGGCTAAGGCTTGCCAAAGGATTGGCACTGGGTTTGTAATCCACTTTCACGCCTACTGTTGCTGTATGCGCAAAGCCACACGCCAAAAGCATCGCGTGATAAGGCGGTAAACTGCCTGCCTTTCCTGCGCCTGAAATATCCACATCAAACTCAACGGTGGCATTCAGCCCCGACATGGGTGTATCTTCAAAGCCACCCATGGAGCCACGAACGTGATTGCGTGTGTTTGTTGTGCCTTCCAATGGGGTCAAGGCAAAGTTACGCGCCAAGATGGCGTTCAATGCGCCAGTCGGCACTGAATCGGTGTTGTAGACTGTTTCTAATTTGGCTAAAACCACCTTTTTTGCGGCTAAAATCATAGTGAACTCCTGTAAAACGCTGTGTTAAAATCATCTTGCCACCAAATCGCGCCGTTTTCGGCTTTCAGCAATGAGCCGCTTTGATGTTCGATCATATCCCAGTTTGAGGATGGCACGAAGCCAAGTAGCGCGGTCAATATATCGCTTCGCATGGTGTTTAAATCTTGGTCAATAGCGGCTGCGCCTGTGGCATCGCTATAGTTGCGTATCAATATCACGACACGAAAAGATGCAGCGACACGTTGTCGCACTTGCATGACTGATAATTGATTGGGGCTTGATTGCTCACTCAGGGGAAGAACAAACGCCGCTTTTTGAAACGATGATTGTTCCGCCGCAAGGGCGAAATCAGCCGCACCGCCTACAAATTGAATATTTTGAATGGTGGATAGCTTGCTAATGATGGGCGCAAGGGTAAAAACAGTGGCTACCATAAGTATCGCCGACCTGTTTTAGCGACTTGCAATGATTCATGAGGCAAGACTAATGATGATGCGATGGGTGTGGCTTTGGTGGGTGTTGCAAGCGGTGTATCATCATAACTGACACGACCCATGGCGGCTTTATTCAACCATGAAATAGCGTCGGTGTAGCGTTCGCGAATCTCATTGCTTGCACCATCTTTATGCAGTAAAAAACGAGCAATCGCCGCGACATGGCGAACCAACGAGCGATTGGCAGATACAGCAGGCGCAGGTAAATAAGAATCGGCTTCAGAACTTGCATCATTCAAAGCTTTATCAATGATGATGCTATCCATATTGCCTGACCCTGTTCGATCTGAAACTTGAATCAGCTCCCTATCGCCATAAAAAGCCTGCATATCTGCCACGCTCGCATAAGCCATTATTCAGCTTCTTGTTCTGCTTTCTTGTCATCGACTGCTAAGCCGACTTTTTCCAATACTTTGGCGATTTTACCTGTGACGGTGTCACCTGCTTCATATTCTTTATCATCGTAGGTGCAATGACTGATAACCTTGATACTCATAACATCTCCTTTTTCATTTTTATTTGTAACGGGCAACCACGTAGGGGCAGGTCTTGTGCCTGCCCTTGTTGAAACAGGCAACCACAAGGGTTGCCCCTACACCTGCCCTTGTTGGATGGGCAATCACGTAGGGTTGCCCCTTGTGGGTATCCGTTGTGCATTGAGGGTAACCACAAGGGTTACCCCTACACATGCTCCTACAGCGCAGTAATGCTCATCACCGATTCAATGCGATGCAATGCAGGCAAAGGTGAGGATTGAGCCAGTAAGAAACGAACGCTTGGATTATCTTCCACATACGATTTCACAAAGTATTCAGAAGCCCAGTTGCGACCGACTGCCAAATCTTCAATCACACCAAAGTGCATGATGGATTCGCCTTGTGTCGAGCCGAAAATAACTTGTGCTGGCGCCAATAGCGGCTGTTCAACGCCTGCTGCATTTTCTGCCCATTCGTTGTATTCATAGAAATCAACGCCTTCAACATTGCCCAAATACGTTGCGCCCGATTGTAAGCCTGACAGTTTGATTTGACCGTTTTCAAGCTTGGTGCTGTTCAAGCGCGTGGAAGGTTGCGCAGTAACGAACTTCAAGAACGCATCAGCGGCAGCACTGCCCATCACACACACATTCGGATTGAAACCCGAGGTGCGGCTGATGGTGCGAGCATGGGTGCGAAGTTGTTGGAAAATATCGACACCTGCGGCATCCCAAGCATTGGCAGTCGCAGTATTGACCACGCGATGACTTGCAGGCCGCAAGAAATCAACCACCGCATCAATGCCTTCACCAATGGCAGTTACTTTGCCATTGACCAATGCATCAGCACACATGGATTCTTCACGGCGTGCCACCATATCGCGAAGCATTAAGGTATCTTTGGCAAGGATTTGATTCATGCGTTGTTGCGGCGTGGTTTGATAAACCGTCGTGCCTGCCGCTTTTTGCGCTAATGCTTGCCCAGCTTCGGTTGGAATCACTACCTTGATATAAGGCATGGTGACGGTGCGTGTGATTGCGCCTTGGCGATTGACCACAACGCCTTTATCCATAGGGGAAACAAACGGAGCCAAACGGCGGCGACCTTTGATAATATCCACTTCGATTGAGCGTGTATCATGCGTCATACGTTTTGAGAAAAACATATCTTGCAAGAATGAAGATCGTGGTCGTGTTTGGTTCATCAAGCCGATCAAACGGCGTGGTTCAAAAATTCCTAATGGCATGGCTTAACTCCTTATACCGTTGGGCGTGTGTAAATATTGATGGCGCGTAATGCGTCTTTAATCGCAGGTGTAATCACTGGCGTAATGCCGCTATCTTTGAATGCACCAGCGATATAAACCGTGGCTGCGTATGCGCCTGCGGTGGTGTCCACTGCTTCGGCAAGCACGCCATAAAGGGTTTGCAAACCATTGGTGGCTGCGGCGTTGTATGCGGCAACTTCACCTGTGGCGGTGATGCGTCCAAGCAATTGACCACGCGGCAACACTTGGGCGATAGAGACGACTGCGCTTGCAGTCTCTAAATCTTCATCAGCCAGTAAGGCATCATTGAGAAAGCTAACTTCTTGAAAACCGTTATTCTTAGGCATGGTTTACGCTCCTTGGGCTGCTTCAAGCCCTGCAAGCATTCCCTTCATAATCTCATCTTCACCCGCTGCATCCGCGCCTTGGTTGAAGGTTTCAGAAAACAATTGCTCAGGCATGGCTTTTTGCTGCGCTTGGATCAAATCGGCAGTGACTGAAAACTGTTCATCCGTCATCGACTTCATGGCTGCTTTTTGCGCATCCGTGCATTCAAAGTTTAAGGCGGCAATGGCAGCATCACGTTGTGCAGCCTTGGCAGCTTGCGCCGCATTTTTCATGGCTGTGAATTGTTCTTTCAGCGCTTCATTGCTCGCCTTCACTTCTGAAAACTGCGTTTTGAGCGCGTCATTTTCGGCTTTTAATGCAGCCGCTTCCTCTTTAGTCATGGTCATGGATTGACCCTCCTTTGATTCGGGCGACTGCCCTTGTTCAAACTGTGTGGAACGTGAAAACACCTTGGTGGATGTGTTGGCATCGACACCTGTGGGCGTAAAACTGATTTCTCGAATGGTTGAGTTTTTGAAAACAACCCCTGATTTCTCAAAGGTGCGACCGTTTACTTCATAGCCAGCTTCGACTTCGATAATCTCTTTTGGGTCGATATGCACCGACATTTGCCAAGGAAAGCCTTCCGCCGCATCTTGGGCGATGCGTTCGCCGTCATCGTTGGATAGCAATACGCCAGCAACGGCGATGCCCTTGTCATCAATGGTGACTGATTTGGAAAAGCCCGCGTTTTTATCGCGGTCGTGCCCAATCAACATGGGCAATGATTCGGGCGCAGTAATGCTTGAAAGTTCAAACGCCACATGCTCCCAAAAACCATGGGATAAGATGTCGCCTGTGTAAGCAATGCCTGAGAATTGCTTGGGCTTGTCTTGCTCACCCATCAAATCGACAGGCGCAGCAAAGCGATAAGCTTCAATCGGTGTTTGGGGTTGTTGACTCATGAGCGCAAGTTTCGCGCGTGGTGTTTGTTGGCGGCATGGGAATGGATTCACCGCGTGCATGGTTTTTCTTGCTAGTTGGGCGTGAGGATATGATATTCAGCCACGGATGAACGCAGATAAACACAGATATAAACCATCCATGTTTATGTAGGGGCGACCCTTGTGGTTGCCCGTTGCAATATGGGTAGGTACAAGACCTACCCCTACATGGTTGCCCTCAATGCACAAGGGGCATCCCTACATTGTTACCGATTCCGCACACCAACACCACGGTGGCTGAGTATAGTACATAGGCAGGTCACAACATAAGTGTTGTATTCGCAAGAGGTATATTGTACTATTCACCCTATGGACAGCAAGCAATTCAAAAAATGGTTAGCCAAGCAAGGAGCAACTTTTCAGCAAGGAAAGGGAAGCCACCTGAAGGTTTACCTGAATGACAAACAAAGCGTGTTGCCCATGCATGGAAAAGCTGAAATAGGCAAAGGTTTAGAAAATGCCATCAAAAAACAGCTTGGACTTAAATAGGAGCCATCATGTACGCATATCCCGTAACACTTGAGAAAGATGGTGATTCCATCCTTGTGACCTTTCCTGATATTCCAGAAGCCATTACATTTGGCGAGGATGAAGGCGCAGCCATGCTGCAAGCACAGGATGCTCTAGAAACTGCACTGGAGCTGTATGTCGATGCGCGCCGCCCACTGCCTGTTGCCAGTCATGGTGATGTTGTTGTAGCCCCTACATTATTGGTACAGGCAAAGATTCGGCTGTATGAATCCATGTTAGCGCAAAATATACGAAAATCAGAATTGGCACGCCGTTTGGGCTGGCATATGCCACAAGTGGATCGGGTGTTGGATCTCGATCATGTTTCTAAAATGCCGCAAATTGAACAAGCAGCATCTGCGCTGGGTGTGCATATGGAGATTGTTTGACTCATTGCATCAAACCTGTATGGGCGACCCTTGTGGTTTCCCGTTTCAATAAGGGCAGGCACAAGACCTGCCCCTACTCCCACCGTTTTTGCATGGAATCAGGGTCGGTTTCTTCAATCACGTCACCGCCATGATGGTAAAACATCAACTCTGCTTCTGCGGAAGAGTTGCCGTTTGCCGCTTGTTTTTCGAGATATTCTTTATATTCAGCATTTGTATTAAATATAGGACGTTTTCTCAAGTGTTCAGCCATTTTATCTCTCTCATCAGTATGTCAATAGCATCCATGATAGGCGTGAAATCGTTACGCGTTCCTCAGTGGAGCGATGTAATCAGAAAACAAGCTGCGCCTTTAACTCATCATCCATGTCTTCCAGAGGGTCGCTGTCATCCCATGTGGACGATGGCATATCTACATGGGATAAGTCATCGGAATACCATCCCATACAACTGATAAGTGCCTTAAATTGCGCCAAGTCGTGAAATGGGTCGGTTATTTTATAGGCTGGTGATTGGGAATGAAGAGAAAACATCCCTTGCTCTGATTGAATGCTTTCTTTTGCATCTTTTTTACTTACGCCAAGCTGAATAAGTCGCTGATATGTTGCCGTTGCATATGTACCACGATCAAAATAAGCGTTAATTTTTTCAACAACGGCAAGGTCACCACTTAATTGACCATCTAAAAGCTGGATATTGCCAATATCAGTGGTTGATTTGGTGCTGTAGTCATATTCTTTGATGTGAATGCGCATTAAAATACCCCAAGAAGCCCGACAACCATTGAAAAAAGATCGCGGTCTTTTTTGAATAATTGCTTAAATTCATCCGCATTATCTCCTAGTATATATTGAAAAGCCATGGTCATCACCTCTTTTGCCTCGCCATGACCATACTCTTTTCCAAAATATGGCTCTACATAGATGGCACCTTTATTGCAGGTTTTTCTTTTATTTTCGTACTGCCAAAAAACTTAATCTCATCGTCGGCGGTATCTTTTTCATTTCCATAAAATGATGAGATAACTGGCAATCTGATTGCCTTTGCAAGTTCTTCTTCTGTAATCGTTATTAATTCACCTTTCATTTTTAAACCTCACATATTCGATGTGTATAATTTCCACCATTTTTACAGACCACTTGCGCGGCTCTCCAGCCATATATTCAGCCCATGCCTCCGCTATGAACTCCGCAATAGGATCATGCCCATTGATAGCATATCTTGATAACTCAAGCCCTTGCGGGTCACGTCTCCGCCATTCGTTAAAGAGTGATTTTACTTTATCATTACTCCGTAGTTTTAACAACGCGTCAATCTCATGACCTAACTCATGATCTGCTATTGACCGCACTGATTCTGTACCTTTCGGATGCCACCCTGTTTCTGCATCTCTTATTAAGCTTTTATTCAATAGCATTGGATCTTTTCCCCAGCTTTGATTTATAGCTATGCCATCGACACCTGAATTGCCACTTCGCGAGTGAGCGTAAGTTTTTCCGCTAAGCTTTCCAATGGTTTTCCTCAGCATACTTTTTGCCGCTTTTATAATCCGTGGGTCATCCGCCTTAAATCGTCCTCTATTCACTTCTACAATTCTATTCACAGTGTATTCAAGATTAGATTCAATATATAACCGATTGGCTGCTTGCGCTGAACCTAAAAATTGCTGTTGCTTTCGCAGTTCAGGGAATAGTTTCAACGTGTCATACATTGACTTATTAAACTCATTCGCAACATCAACGTGAACGCCTGTCCAATTTACATTATCAGCTAGGTTTAACTCTCTACCTATTCTAGCTGCCTCCATCGAAGTTTTCGCGAATCTAAACTGTTGCGTGCTCTCAATCGCCTTATCCACCGCCTTCACAAGCTTCTTATCCACTGTAGTTTTCTTATGTTCCGCCGATTGTTTCAACCCTGCCATGGGGGCTTGCCCTGCATTGTAATCCCAACCTTTATCGGGCTGCGCATTCGCAGGTGGCTTGCTTGGGATACCATATCGCTTGGCTTGCTTTTCAGTCAATGCAATGGCTGTACACCTGCATCTAAACCCATTTTGTGGCATGTGAGTCTTCCACCAAACATCATCCACCCTTGCAATATGTCCGTGCATAGCGCGATGGCTTGGGCGTGTCCTGCCATCATTGACAGCGGAATATCTTAAATAAGGATGACTTGTTTTGCTTTGTTGGAATTGTTGCCAACGCCCTGCGTTGTAAGCGGTTTGAATGTTGTTGCGAAACACCAGTTCAAGGCGGTGCTTGGGCAAGCCAACGGCTATCTTGTTGCTTGCAATATCATTCCTAAAGCTTTTGAACGTGCCACCGTTTGCCAAATGCTTATCCAACACATCAAACACCGCTTGAATCTGATCCACGCCTGCCAAACTGCTAATGGTTCGAGCTTGCGCACGCGCTAAACCGATTCGCTCACCATAATAGGCATCAGGCAACACCACGGCTTGAGTCTTGGCAAAAGCAATCGCTTCAACAAAGGGTAACGGCTTCAATGCTTGCCCTGCTCGCTTTGGACATAGCCAAACACATCAGCGGCAAACAGCGCGCGTTCGGATAATTCGGCAAAATCGTTGCTGCTATAGCCTTCTGCCAATGTGGCGAGCTTATCCATCATCTCATCGGCGTTGTTGGATGTTTTGATTGCCATCTTAATGGCATCCTCTGAAATCGGTTGGGGTGCGCTTCGGATGACGTTATCGCCCAATGCTTCAATGGCTTGCTGCGCTGGCGTAAATCGTTGCTTTTTGCTGCTAAACTGGATGTTATCGCCCGATAATGCGGCTTTTACATCGCTTGGCGCAGTGTTTTGCGGTGTTAATGGCAGATTTTCTGCCAAATCATCATCATCAAAATCATAGGCGCGCAACAAGTACTCACGGCTAAAGCTGACAATGCTGGCATTGGCTAGGGTGGCATCGCGTGTGGCACGTTCCGTATTCAGTTTACGCGCATCTTCCATGCTGAATGTCACAGGCTGCAAGCCATTCAAGGCAACCAAGGCATCAATCATCTGTTGTACGGTTTGCGATATCAGCTTGCAATCGGCTAAACGTTTATCATCACGAACACCATCATGCACCTTCGCCGCTGCAAAGCTTCCCGATTTTCCCACATCGGTGGTCAAGGTTTGTCCTAAAATCATCTTTTGAATGCGCTTGGTGACGGCTGTTTCAAACTCAGGAAAGTGTGACGAACCTGACTTGGCATCAATCGCCGTGACCGTCGTGCCTTCGGGTACAGCAATCGAAGCGGCATTGACTGCACCTCTTAGCACTGCGTCCAATTCTTCAAGGTTATTGCTTGCACCGCCTGCACCAACAAGCGTGGGGGTACCGAATCTTGCAAGCCAGCGATTCCAATGATCCCAACCGCTCTGACGAAAATACCATGCCCAATACAAGCGAGAAAGCACCGCTTCACCATAAGGCATCAGATAGGATGGGTTGCGCCGTGTCATAAAAAACTTAAATCGTGTATCGAGCTTTTCTTCCACCAGTCCCTGCGGCGAAAGTTCGCCATTTGGGTGCGGTTGAAACCACCAAAACGGCTTATAAAGAATCTGATCAAAGCCTATTTTGCCGCCTTCCAAGCGCTTATAAACAGCCTCAGCAACGGCATAGCCATAAGGAATCGCTTGCCACGATTGGCGGATAATATCATCAAGCCGTGGTTTGATTTGTTCTTCAACAAACAAGCGTGATGCTTCATCGCTGGACTCGAACGAATAAGGCGTTGCCATCACACCAAGCAAGCGCGTTTCTAAGGCTGCGCTTATTTCGTCATCGGTTTCAAGTCGGCGTAAATCTTTGCGGTAAATGCCTGCCGACAACAAGGTTTCATCCAAGTCTGGCATATTGCTCAGATAACCCATCAGGTTATTCAGTTGGTGTTCTTGGTAAATACTGGATGAAGCCGCTGCCTTTTTGACCACTGATTTTTCAGTGGGTGCCGCTTTCTTAGCGAATAAGTTCTTAATACCTAGCATGATTCATTAAACCCCCGTAAATAGATGGTGCACGTACATTGGAGACCACTGGCAAGGCTTTGGCTTTGTCTTTCATATAGCGCAATGCCTGCGAGACTGAATCCACTTGATCATCATGTTTCGCCAGTGGAAAAAGAAACATCTCGCTTTCCAAGGCTTTGAGCCATGGCGCATCGTGTGGAAAATAAACGCGACCCGATTCAAACAAGGATGTGATGCCATTGGCGCGGCTTTCCTTATCGCCTTCAGGCTTGATGGCAATGACTGCATGTTTGGTTTCATTGCGTATTTCTTGAATCAAGCTTTGCCCACTGGCTTTATCTTCAATCACCAAGGCATCAGGCTGCCATTCATCGGCTAAGGCTTTAACCGTCCGCTTAAGCTCTGGATATTCCATGCGCTTGGTTAATGTATGCAGTAAATAATAGCCTTTTTTTGTTTCTGCCCATGTTGTGCAACATGATGGATCATTGATTTGTGCCGCTTTATAAGCGGTATCCCATGATTGAACGATGCGAACCGTGTCACGTTCATCAGGAGCATGATGATAACGCGCTATCCAGTGCTTCTTGAACATACCGCCTTCTTTGGGCGTGGGTGTTTGCATGTATTGCCCTGCGAATGTGTAAGGGTCGGCTTGCTCCATGCGCAGTAATGCTTTTCGGTCGTGCTTGGCTTCCCATAGCGGCTCGTCATCGTCGTTCAACACTGGAATACATAAATGCTCCCATTCTTCGCCTGTACCACCTGCCAACAACCATCCTGCCAAGTCTTCTTCATGTAAGCGTTGCATAATCACAATAATCGGCGTTTCAGGTTTATTAAGTCGGCTTTCCATCGTGCTTTGATACCAATCAATGACATTCTGACGCTTCACATCTGACAATGCCTCGCCTGCCTTGTGCGCGTCATCAATAATGACAGCTCCTGCAAATCCATGACGCACTTTCCCTGCGCCATAGCCCGTGATTGTTCCTTCTGAACCTGTGGCATAGACAACGCCGTCTTTTGTTGTCCTGAACTCATCCTTAGCTTTGGAATCGTCTTTAAGCTTCACATTAGGAAACACGGCTTGATAAGCTTCCGACATCATCAATGCGCGTGTTTTGTAGGCGTTGTTGGTTGCCAGTCTTTTTGAATAGCTTGCATGAATAAACTCTGAATCAGGAAATAAACCCATTGACCACGCGATAAAGTTGACGACCGCTATTTCTGTTTTGCTGTATCGAGGCGGTATAGTGATAATCAATCGTTTTGTTTTGCCTATGACAACCTTTTCTAGTGCGTCACATATTGCTTTTTGATGCCAGTTATCAAGCCATGTCTTACCCTCCAGCTCAAACATAGCTTTGCAGAATAAAAGGAAATCACCCTGAACTGCATCCCTAGTCTTTTGACTTATGTTCATTTGTGCTTATTCATCAAGCGTTCAACAACGGCATCCGCATCCGTGCCAACATTGTTTTGAATATTGACTTGAGTTTGCGGTGTTTTGCCCAACAGCGTCTCTTTATTTTTAGCGGTGATTCGTGAATGAATGTCATAGTGTGCCAACTCAGCTTCACGGCGGGCTTCCATAGCCTTTAGTTTTTCTGTTGCACCGCTTTGGTTATACTCGGCATCCGTTGCAAACAACTTCTCTAAGCGCAATCGTTCTGCGACTTCTGCATCAACCAAAACAGAACGCTCACCAAGTGCTGTTCTATTTTGTTCTGTTATTTCGTCTAAGAGTTTGATTGCATTGACTTTATTTGAGATTGCCTGTTCTACTTTTTGCTTGTCCCAAGCGTATTTTTTCGATCTTCCGCTTATTAACCCTCGGCTACACCCATACTTTTCAGAAAGCTGCGAATAAGACATGCCTTTAATCTCATAATCATCGCGTATCTTTGACCAATTGTATTTAGCCACGGATGGCATTCCTTAGCATCGCCGCTATCTCATCCACTGCTTCATTCGCCCAAGCGTCTGGCAAGCCTTCCATAGGCATAAACGGACGCGCAGGAATCGCCCCTTTACCAAATTGCATGACGTTTGCTTGCTCTTTATTGGTTCCCACGGTCAATACACCTTGGCTCACCTTGAAAGTCACCGATTGTTTGAGCGCACTGGTGTCTACCAAGGGTTGAAAGCCTGCGCTTGCTTCCCTTCTGCCACGTGCGCTTAATCTTCCGCGTGTTTTGCGCCCCTTTCTGAAATTGCTCTTATTTCGCTTTAGCCGCTGCAACATGGTGGAACGTGCCAAAGGCTTCCATGATTCACCATAAGGCGAGCGGCTGCGTTCAAAGCCTGTAAGGATGCGTGTCACCATTGTTTGACCAATGGCCTCCATCACAGGGTCAATATTGCCAGTGGCTCGCTGCAACCGCTTCAATGCGTTCATAATCTCTGTGTCATCCACTGTGATTGAGATATTACCCATCAGAACATCGCCCGTTGATTGCTTTGGATATGCTCTGCCATTGCCTTGCGCTTTCGTTCCAACACTTTGTAAATGGTTCTACTTGTAAGTTTGTACTGAATCACCAGTGCTTTAATGGGTTCGCCGTTCATGCGCTGTTCGACAATCTTCGCATCGCGCCTTTTGGCGATAATGTCATTGCAATTGGGAATGAGTACATAGCCTGATTTTAGACGCTGAAATAACTTTTCTGCATTGCTTTGCCCAAAATACACGATGATGTCTGCCATATCATCATTCAGCGTCGCGTTCGTACCATCATAATCACGAATGTATATGGGGCGACCACCAAGCTCTAAGGCATAATCAATGGCTCGATCAATACCGCCAATTTCTGCGAATATCTGCAAATCTTCGGGTAGTTCATCAATCGTTATTTCTGGCATCAGCTACGCTCCAAAATAGCGACTTCAACACGTGGGTTATACTTATCCACGCCGCCTCGTATTTGGTGCAACACATCAATCTGTTCATCATCATCAAACACCATGCCTTGTAGGGCATCGGAGAGTAATTTCTCGCGGTTTGCAATATCGCTCTTGCGCCGCGTTTGGAAGTAGTATGTGTATGAGACTTCAAGCCTTG